AGTCTGATGTAGCTGGTACTACAGCCCCAGTTCGACCATTAAAACTAGATACAGAACCGCCACCGGACACAGTGGTCCATGTGGGAGGGCTACCAGCCCCAGCAGAGGTCAGCACTTGTCCAGAGGTACCTACCCCACTGGTAGCAAACACAGGGCCACCAAAGCTGATAGTCCCTGTAAATGAAGGGGAAGCAAGGTTAGCCTTTAAAGCTAAAGCTGCAACTAGGTCTGTCTGAGAAGATAGAGTTCCGAGGATACCACCCCAGTTTACGGTAGCACCACCCCCAGAATAAGTTAAAGCATTGACATCATTAAGCCAAGATGCTTGGATGACGGTAACGCCGTCTGTAAATACTGTTGATGCCATTTATACTCCGGGTTGTTGTGTGTGTACCATACCAGAAACTGAGATGCCTGATACAGCGATACCAGCAATAGTTGGGTAGAAATTTGCAGAGATTCGAGGGTTTTCCAAATTGCCTTGAAAGACAGTATCTGCCCTCATACAATCTGCAACCCCTATATCTGATAATCCTTGACTGTTTTCAAGAGTACAATAAAATAGAAAAGTATCTTCTTCTGGATAGGGTCTTGCCCAAGGAACAGAAATCTTTTCTTGTTGAACTCGTAGAAAGTCTTGGGGATGACGTACTTCATAATCATCCTTACAGACCATTAGCCCATCCCACCGTTGACGAAGGGAAGAGGCTTTAAATTTCCTACCACAGGAATCACATAGAGCATTCCAATTGCCAGAGGAGAGCCAATTTTGCATAATTAAGCAGCCATAAGAATTGAGCCAATAGTAAAGCGGGTTTGTAGTGTGGCCCCGTTAGTAAAGCCTACCCGCGCATAGCGCCAGCTTGGACGGTGGACGATTTCAGCAAAGAAACCACCACCTGTAACAGCAGCAGTAGCTACTGATTTAATACGTCTCCAGTTGGTATTATCGCGTGAGACTTCCAGCCAAAGAGTGCCAGTTTGATCGGACTCTGCCGATGTGCGGAGTTCTTTGGCCATCGTGCCAGATACGTTGAAGAATGTACCTGTTGTTAGTGCCACCACGTCTCTAGATGTACCTGTGAATGTTGCCGCAGCTGCGAGCACCACAGCGCTATCGTCATACCAGACCCCGTGACCTGCGACGTAACCAATGCGAGCCGTACTTGCATTGGCAGTTAACGATCCCTGCACAGTAGTCGCTGTTGAGAGGGCGGGGCTTTGCGACCCATAGACAGTAAAAGCGGTAGTCCCAGCAGTTGTTGCCGTGGTCATACGCAGGCGCATATATCTAGCAGCTATGTTAACCGAGTAAAGGTTAGCGCCTGAAATCGTTGCGGCAAGAACGTTGTTGGCCGAGCAGTAATTTACGTTTACCCAATTCACCAAGTCGTTGCTGAACTGCACCGTTACTACGCCGGTAGTTCCCATGCTTGCGCACTGAATCAGCATAGAGCGGTACTGTGAGCAATCCAGGATTGTCAAATCAGTATTGATAACGATTACGCCTGCTGTACTGTTTGTATAAACAAGCTCCAGAGGCTTAGTCGTAGTGACGATCTGCTCAACGTCCGACATTACCCCAACTTCAAGCTTGTTGTGGTTTTTACCTGTAACGTAGTCAACTACAAGTGTGGTACTAGAAGCAGGAGCCACTGCACCATTAATACAAGTAACTGACGCTTCCATCTCATCATGCTGCGCTGGAATACTACGGGTATGTAGGGCAACTAATACCCCATTAATAAAGAACGCTACCTTTTCAGTTAGCATCTCTACACGATATTCGTTTATAGCAGCAGAGGTAGCTCCATTGGGAATAGTAACTGTGGTAGACTCTGTTTCAGCAACACTGGGGGTTACTGTTGGGTTACGGCCTGTTTCACAGATAACAGTAGTATTAGTGGTACCCTCTATCCGAAAACGAGCAAACCAACGATCTGCTGTGGTAAAGGATTCACTATAACCAATTCTAGTAATTTGATTAGCGATACGCTGGCTGACACTAGTACGTCCCCGATAAACCATTGGGGCATAGTCAACATCCCGTGTAATCCGTGTAACTGCGTTTGCAGTAGTACCAGTAGTAATGGTACATTGGCCTGAAGCCACTGTAATAGAACCACCGGGGCCTGTTACAGGCCGCATGAGGGCACGAGAGGCAACACCTGAGGTACCACCCACATAAGCAGTCCGAAGGGTCAGCTGGGTATCACAATCAATCGACTCAATGGCTACCCAAGCACTCTCACCATCAGCGTCCAGTTTAAAGTAATCTTTATAATGAACATCAGTGTCTAAGAATCCAATTCCGGTAACCACAGCACCCACAATAGAGACGGTACCTACAGCAACTGCTAATGAGGTATTTGCAAAGTTACAACGAAAGGTACCTTCATCTGTTAACACGGTACCCCGAGTGAGTAAGTTACCACCGGGATCAATACTAGGGATTTGACCTGTTTCTGCTGTACCTGAGTAGAAAGGTGCAAAATCTTTACTTAGGTATCCAGACTTACTATCTATAGAAGTAAGTAAATTATTACCTACTACTTGATTTGCTGCTGAAGCATCACCGCCCCCGCCACCTCCACCACCACTACCGGGAACATATGATACAGTCATTTAATTACTCCATTACAGATTTAAGTTTAGCAAGACGAGAATCTACTTCAGCTTGAGTGATTTCAAGGGCTTTTACTTTAGTCTCTGCTAAAGACAATTGGGAACGAAGTCCTGCATTTAACTCTTGAGTTATAGAGGTTGCCTCTACTAACATACTAGAAGCTTCTTTTGCTTTATTCTCCACATCCTTTTCTCTAGCCACTAGATCAGCTAATCGCTTGTCGTAGACAGTTTTAGCTTTTTCTTTGATGTCAGAGGCAGTTTCTTTAGCAGTAGCTACTTCTTGTTTTGCAGTGAGGAACATTTCCTCTGTGAGAGCCTTTGTTCGTGGAATATCTGCAATTTCAGAAGTGAGCTTGATGTTGGTTTCAAGACGATCATTCTCATCTTTAAGGGATTGAACCCGTTGTTCGTACTTGTCGGCATTCTTAATGAAGTCAACAAAGTCCAGAAAATCTTTAATGTTCATGCATTTGCTCCTTGCAGTAGTGTCAGTTTGACCACGGGTGCAGCACCAGCAGTTACGTTTACCCGAATGGCACGAACTGGGAACATATAGTTACCGTCTTTGTTTGCGGTCTGTGCTGTTGCATTTGCATTATCAAAGGCAACTGGGGTTACAGCAGGATCGTAAATATCATCAAAAGTATGTTGTACAGAGTACGTGGCTGTACCACTTACAATAACAGCACCAAAGCCAATATTAAAAGGAGACTGCCGATAGTTTACCGGAATCCAAGCAGTGATACCTGTTCCAGTTTGTGTTATTTCTTGTGGGCGCATATTTTACTTTCAAAAAAGGGGCACAAGGCCCCTTCATTAACGAACGTACCAAATCCGAATGTACAGTTCACCCGCAGTAGGGTTACCTGTGGTAGCAGTACCAGTAAAGAGCAAGGGGATGTCTGGGCCGGGTGGCACAAGATGACCTTGCATGATGTTGGTAACGGGAGTCAACTCTCCGTTTGTTCCTGCGGCTGGTGTGTTAACATCAAACGCACTTACAAAGTTAGTTGGGGTTCCGGGAATACCTACACTCAAAGTAGCAGCAGTAATACCATTACCTGAGAATGCTGTTTTCTTCCAATATCCAACATTGAGGATTGTGGAGTCTCCGGGAAGAACTGCTTTAACAGAGTTAGCACCACCTGTAGTAAAGTCTGCAAAAGTAAGTTGTATTACTTTAATGTGAACATCTTTATCATTAGATGTTGCCGTTGGGTTACGGTCTGGGAAATAGATAGCCATAATTTTCCTTAATAAAAAGGAGGAGCCGAAGCTCCCCCAAGGTTAATTAGGCACCAGCCGAGCCGTACAGACCACGAGGATCAGTCCAACCGAAGGAGTAACGAGCTGTAGCCTTGAACTTAGCGTTCTCGGTATCCCAGTCATTATCCATATCAAAACTGTCAGCACGACGCTCAAAGTACTTCATACCATGCTGGACGTTAGTACGGATGAACCAAGCATCAGTATCAGTCAAGAAATGGTTAGTAATAACTTTAGGAATCGATCCCATAGTTTTGATGGCATTCAGATCGTTGTTGTCAGTGCCAACTCGACCATCAGTACCCAAGATACGCTTTGCTTCAAAGATCAACTGACGTGGGATGATCAAAGATTCTGGACGAACCGCAATCAGCAAACCAGCATCATTTGTGAAACCAGCAATATCAATACAAGCTTGTTCCAGTGCAGCTTCCGACAAGTCAGAGGCAGTGGAGATTTGATTAGACCACGTACCACCCTTAATGTTTGCATGATTAGATGCAATCAGGGCAGAGCCATCACCACCAAGGTACGAACCCGAGAATGCTCGGTTATACACGTTAGCAGCAATAACTTCCTTGGTCTGACGCATAGAGAATGCAAGACCTTGGGCTTTACGTTGACCCACCACATCATACTGGTCATCATCCATCATCTCACGCGTGATTATAAAACCAAGCGCATAAACAGCGTGTTGAAAACGTGTGATGAAAGCTTGACGCTCAGAGTCATAGGAAATCGGAGTTCCCTCAGGCTTCTGAACAGCAAGACCAAACGAAGAGATTCCAACGTCCTCTTCAAACGCTTTGCTCGACTTAAATGTGTCGAACAGTTGGTCATACTCAGTTTTGTACTCGTCATAAGACTTTCCGTACCAAGCATTGACACCGGGCCATAGGGCCTTGGCAAATGAGCCACTATTGATAATAGACATACTATTCCTTCTTTAAAAATTAAACGCCAGTTGTACCCAAGCTACCCAGTGTGGAGCTGTTGAGCTTCACGTAGTAACTAATAAAGGCATCACCGGGAACGTTATCAGGACGATTGGGAATACCAACAATCTTCAAAGGAAGAGTAGCAGTTGTAGCTTGAGAGGCCGAATCAAGTTGCATACCAGATGCACCTGAAACAGTTGAACCAGCAGCCACAACAAATTGTCCATTCAAACCAACAGCAGCAGTTACCGTAGCCGCAACAGGGCCAGCACCAGACAACTGAACTTCATACACCAGATTTGGATCATCCGCAACCAACAGATAGCGATCTGTGGAAGCACGACGATAGATTGGGGTATTCAAATCATTGACAGGAGGAATGTTTTGAGCATCACCCATACCAGAGAAAAGAATACCAACAACCACACCCAAGGGGATGTCTGTGGCACCAGAAACACGAGTCACTGTAGGAACACCTGTAGCAGCGCGAGCGTCACCCAGAAGTTTAACAGCATCGCCCACCATGATCACCGAAGAGTCAGAAGCAGGCACGAAATACACATTACCTTGGCCTGTATAAGGACCAACGTTTGTTTTAACGGGCTTAAAGCCGTTAATACGCGAAACACTTGACATTAGTAGTTCTCCAAAATAGTCAAATTAGTAGAACTCTTAATGGCAACAGTAGAGGTTAGTCCCGAGAAATCTCGAGCTTACCGTAATTACCATCAAGAGCTTTTTGCTTGATGGAGGATTCTTGTAGGTCTACCTGTTTAAGCTTTGCTCGTTGATCTTCATCAAACCATTCTTTCTTGATTCGCATCACGAAAGCCTTAGTTCCTTGACCAACAGACAATTGCTTTTTAGAACCAATGTTGGTTCCAGTAGCTGCTCGAATATCCCCCACCTGAACAGTATCATCTTGCACGAATTCATATCCGGCGTCAGTAAACTGCGTGACACGATCTTCTACGTCGTTCACGATACGGTATTCATAATTTGGGTCTTTACCCTTAACCGTTAGGATGTTACGCTGACTAACAGGAGTCCGGGTAACGCGCCCTGCTGGGGCTTTAGAAATTGCTTCTTTGGTCATACTTTTAACCTCGTGTCTTTTTCAAGTCTTCGATGTATTTCGCTTCGGTCATAACACCTTGGCGGACAAATCGATTCATAATTTGACGTTCTTCGTCGCTCAGTGCAAAGCTTGTACTAGAAGTACGGAAACCTTTCCCTGATTCTACTGCTCCGGGTTTATCCTGATTAGGATTGCGGAATTTGTTTGGAAACTCTTTACGAATTTCCGCTTCAACTTTTTTGAGTACCTCGGACGGTGAGTTACCGGCGCTTGCAAGCTCTCGTCCCAATGCATCAGCAAAGGCCCTCATAGGGGTAGACGATTTATACCAGTTATTACGTTCTGTCCAAGCTGTAAACTCGGGATGCTCTGTGCTCTCCTGTACGGCAGGAGGTTCCTTTGCCAACTCACGCTGTTGATCCTTTACAAGGTCAATACGCTCATCAACAGAGATAACTGCATCAGCATCACCATCAATTAGTGCCTGTTTCTTTTGCTCTCGCAGGGCATCCAAAGCTCGTTTGTACTCCACTTCGCGGACTTGGCCGTGAAGCTTCTTCATATCATTTAGGGCATTGCGAACATCTTTAAGTTGTTTAGATTGATCTTCAATCTTCTTAAACAGTTCCCCACGAAGTAGAAATTCTCCTGCGTCTACCCACTTATGTTCTTCACCTTTATACTCTTCTTTAGGAACCCAACCCGAGTCCATAGCTTGCAGCTCTACTGGGGTTGCTTCGGTTACTTGTGAGTTATCCACTTGGGAATCAATATTTTCATCAGCCATTTTTAGCTCCTGTAATTACTACCACTATGTCTTCGTCATTCAACGCGACATACTCTTCATCATCCTCTGGGTCCACAACCATCTTTCCACTAAATCGTGCAAAGGCAACTGTGTCTCCTACTTTAATCGGTGGCTCCACATTAAAGTCACGGTAAGCTGTTGGGCCCATAGCCACCACAGTACCTTGATCTACCCCTGCTTGTGCCCTTTTATTATCCTCATGATCTGCGATCATAATTCCGAGGGCTTTAGCTCGTTGGTAATCTTTATTAGTTTCATCTAGTTTAAATTGCTTAACTAGAATTCGGTGAAGAATTGGTGTAATCATGGAGTATCCTCCATTTCAAAATCCATATCCAATATATCGGAGAGAGCCTGAATAGCTCCTACCTTGATTGTGTCTGCCCAAGCGTCCTTACCAGCGGTGCCACCAAGTTCAACTTGAAGTCCGTAGATATTAGAGTTAATTTGAGCAAATACTTCTTTAGTAATTGGATGTGATTTCCAGTCGATAAAATCGGCTTTTGTCATCTATTTATTTCCCTTTGGAAGTTTGTTTAGCGGCTTGTGTCTGCTTTACTTGGGACATACGTTCTTTATGTGTAACGTCCTGTCGATGAGCAACTTCTTTGTGCATAGTACCTTGGATAAACTTCTGTTTATCTTGAGCAGTACGCATGTTCTCTGTATGCTGACTAATAGCCAATTGGACAGCATTCATCATCTCTTTACTGCGCAAATCTTGGTCTTGTTTGGCAGCTTCCATCATCTGTTTAAACTGCTGGTCACGTTGTGCCAACGATGATTTAAACTGGGCTTCCTGCTGCTTAATAGCAGAGCCTTGTTTCATAGCATCTATTTTAGCTTGACTTTCAAGCAGTTTTGGATTAGGTTGTTCAGGCATCTGACCTGTTTGTGCAACTTGCTGGTTAAGTAGTTCTTGGTAGTTTGGTTGCTCTTGAGCTTCCAACAGACGCAATCCAACTTTAACTGGATCAAGAATACCCAATGGTAGCATTTCCATCAAACCTTGAGCTTTAAGCAACTTTTCAGTTTGACTTACAGCTGTGGGGTCTGCTCCCGGACAAATCTTGTACGAAGATTTTGAGAAATCAGCAGGACCAATAGTGATACTGATTATTTCCTCATATGTTTCGGGATTAAGGTATGTGCCATTGAGGTCAAATAACTTGTTAAACTCTTCTTCCAGCGAGCGGTAGATTCGTTTGTATACCGCGGTAAACACCTTCATCCCTTGCTCAATGGTAGCCATCGTTGTAGTAGCTGGGGTGTTTTGACCCGGCATTTTACCTACAAAGATTTCCGCCACAGATGCCAGTTCTTTGCCTGACGTAATAAGGGAACCCATAAGCTGAAACAGAACCGCGGAGGGTTCTTTACTTGGGAGGGGAACAATCTGTTTCTTTAGATCATCACCCGTGGAGTTTACCGATTTCCACTCGCCCGGTTGAAATCGAGTTTCTCCCATCCGAATTCGAAGACCTTTTCCAAGGAAACCCGATTGTAGATTGTTAAGTGAACCTGCATCAATAAGTTGATTGATAAGGGTATTAACTGACTCATTAATGGGACCAAGCAACACACCAAAGCCAATATCATAGAAGCCACCGTCTGGATTAGGAATAAAACCAAATTTAGTGAAATACTCGATTGGTTTAATTTGGACAATTTTTCCATCATCAGACAGCTTAATTGTCTTGTCAGTAAACCTAGCAGCAATTCGTAAGACTTTACTAGATTGCAAGTGAAATGTGACAATGTAGGGTTCTTTATACCCATCTTCGTCTAAATCTAAGTAAGTGTGCTGCTCAATAATTGTAAAGGGTGTAGTGTCATCATTTGACGGTGCAATTCCCTTGGTATCTGGTGGGAGTGGAGCACTACCCAAGTCAACATCCAAGAAAACCTCACCCAACTGACGTTCTTTAAGAATCCTAGGGGACATCTCAATAACCTGAGACACCCGCTCTGCGTCAACAAGGGACTTCGCCCAGTAATTGACAACGAGGTCCTTTGGCAAGATGATGTCTGATGCTACTTTCTTCTGAACGCTATCCCAATATGTCTTTTTGAAGATTGTTCCTACAACAGGAAGCATAATCAGGAGTTTATCCATTCCTTCTTCCCACTGATGCATCTCATGCATCAATTGATAAGACATGTACATGGAAACTCGATCAGCTTGAGCAGCTTTTTCCCCAGTGGGGTCCTTACCGATGACTTTAGACTTTACAATCTTTCCGTCAGAGGGGACCAAGGAGGGATAAGCCCGTGCAGCAAACTGCATAGCAGCAGTTGTCAGTAGGGGGTACTTAACATTAGAGGCTTTAGGCCAAGGATAGGTTCGTTCTTCACGAACTTGAGTAGCCAGTTTAGTCCACTCGTCTATTTGCTTTTCCCAATCTATTCTAGAATCCTTGTCTCGTTGAAAACCAGATTTAGCCTCGCTACCAATCTTGTTCAACAGAATCTCATCCAGAGTTTCTGCAATGTTTGTAGCCTCTAGGAGGGCCCTGAGAGCGTCTCCCGGAGCTTCTGCCTGATCTTCTTGTGGAGATTCAACCTCAGGCTGTGCTCCCAGCTGTCCGGCCAAGGGCTGGGGCTGAGATGGCATACCTGAAGTGTCAATACCCTGTGATGCTGGATTGCCCTGCATCGCCTGATTCGGATTCCCGGAGTTCATCCCTGTAGGCATCATCATCTATTTCTTCTTTCGTTGGTGCCTCTATGATTTTATCAAGCATCATGCCCAAATATGCAAATGCA